TATGAAACGAGGAAGGCGGCTTTAGATCTTGAACTTCAGAGAGTCCAAAAGGATATTTCTGATGCTAAAGAAGAGCGCCGTAAAGTAGATGTAAAAGATCAAACCTTCCAAGAGAAACTTCGAGGTGAAAACCTTGAATCCGCACAGACTAAATTCTTTAGTCAGTTCGAGTACAAGCCAGAAGAAAGAGTTAAGTTTCTAGAGGCTTTCAAATCTTTCGATTCTCAAGTTGTTAGTTCAGATCTCATTTTTAATGACCTTCTTCGAACTCGTGTATCTATGGATCCAAACAAGTACATTAAGTTAGAAGAAGAATTACAAAATCTTCGTAAAAGAGCCGCAGAGTTTAACCAAGATAATTCCTCATCAGGTTTTCCTGGTGGAGATCGATCCAATAGTCAAACTACTGAGCTTACAGAAGACGAGATAAGAGCTGCAAATTGGGCCAAGATACCCATAGAGAGGTATAAAGAAATGAAAGCTAAAGGATTACTTGACTAACTGGTTGGTCGAGTTAAACTAATTTAATTTTCGCTATGATTCAATTACGTCAGGATGTTCAAGAAGTTCAGACACGACATGCCTTACTTGATAATACTCTAACAGTTTATGTTGGTGATTTAATTCGCCCTACAACTAGTGGTGATATTGTCACTAATGCTACAATGACAGTTGGTGTGTATCCTTTAGGGTATGTAGTTGGCTTTTGTAAATCAGACGAAGGAGTTATTGGTCAAGGACAAAATCCTTCTAATACCCCAAATGTTTTGGTTACAGCTGCCGATAATACTACTGTTGCTAAGTATCACGCTGTGTATGTTCCTATTACTCCAGAAATGGAATTTAGGATGACACTAAATGCAGTTGCTGGTACTACTGCTTTATCAGACAAAGCTTTTGTTTGGTTTAGTATGGCAGATGCTAGGCTTGTCTCTGAAGCTTCCGTTGTTCATATCACTGGTGCAGGTGTTCCTTTGCAAGTGTTCTCTCTAGGATTAGATCCAGAGGATACTACAAACTTCACTATTATTGGTCGCATAGCGTTGACAGTAATGTCTCGCCCATAAAATATGATTACATCACGTTCAATTGATCTTCTTTTACGAGGCGTCAGAGCTGAATTCGCTAATACAGTAGACCAAGCTGATAAGCAGTTATCTGCTTATTCTTCTAACGTCTACTTAGATGCAACTAATAAGACTGGTGCTTTGTTCGAAGAGGTTTCAGCCGTAGGACAACAGAGAGTAGAATCAATAGGTATTACAGGTGTACAAGAATTACAGCCAACAGCAGAAGCTCAGGAATTTATAGCTGCTGATTATGTACCTTCTTATATCACTACAGTTGAGCCTTATAAGTTCACCCGTAGGATAAAAGTAACTCGGGAATCAGCCGAGAGAAGGGATACAAAATATCAGAAGGCCTTAAGTGAGGCTTCCAAGCTACAAGTTGCTGCTGAGAATACTAAGTCTAGACATCGTTTTGGTAGATTTAATAGTGCTTTTGCAGTAGCTACCGCTAATCATTTATTTGATTATGGTGATGGAGTGGCTTTAATTAGTGCTTCTCATCCAAGGAAAGTAGGTGCAGTTCAATCAAACCTTGTAACCGCTTCAGACATAAATCCTACCTCTATTGAATCAATGGTCTTGGTTCTTCAAAACCAAATGGATGACATAGGTGAGCCTATGCCAATGGGTGGTGGCCACAAATATATTGTGGTACCTCCAGCCAAAGTTCGAAGAGCTAAAGAAGTTATTGATTCAGAATGGGTAGTTGACAATGCTAATAACAATGTCAATGTTTGGAAAGGTCAAGGTTGGTCAGTAGTTACTTCTCCTTTCTTGAGTTCCACTAATGGTGGTTCTAATACCGCATGGTTCATACTTGATGCTAACTTTTCTCCTTTGAAAGATGTTATGTTCCGCCCTGTCACAAATGAAACTTGGTTTGACGAAAATACTAAAATTTTCGTTCATGATATTTCATTTGAACACAAGGTAGGTGCATACGATTGGAGAGGAATTGTTGGTAATGCTGGACTTTAAATCCTAAAATAAAATTAGGCGTTTTGGCAGGTTCGTACGGAACTACCTCGTAAGAGGGTAATCCTAAAACCTGCCCCAATAACAATCTATAACATTATTCTCCATCTTATGGATTAAAGGAAATGAGAATTAATTTTACTAAGAAAAATTTTACTCGCGCGGAACGGAAGTTCGGGCGAATGTTACAAGAGTTACATATTCCGTTCAAAACTAAGGTTCTTATTAATGGTCGAGAAGTCGATTTCTTAATTAAAAGATATGCGATAGATATTGACGGCCATCCACAGAATACGGATAAAAATGTATTCTTGGCTAAGGCAGGATATGTTCCATTGCATTTCTATAATAAAGAGATCAATCAAACAATAACTAATAAATTAATAAAATTATGAGTTTAACTAATTATCCTAATGGAATTTCTAGCTTTGGGGTTCCAATTTATGGTGGATTTTCAGCTGGTAATGTTTACTGGGTGAAGAAAGCTGCTGATGCTGATTACTCTCAATTTATTGTTGATAGACAGACAGCTCATTCAGATGGTTCAATGTCTATTCATAATACAATTCAAGCAGCTGTTGATGCTGCATCAGCTAATAGAGGAGATGTTATTTGTGTTTGTGGTGGAAAATGGAAAGAGGATGTTTTGGTGGTTGGTAAAGATGGTTTAAGAATTATTGGATTAGGTTATGGAACTGGAGGTACAGATTATGGTGCTCCAAGGATGAGACCAGGTGATGCCACTACTAAATATCCTTTTACTACCAAAATAGGAAGTGAACCACAAGCCGCAGGTTTTCATATCCTTTCAAGAAATGTAGAGATTTCTGGTTTCTACTTTGATGGAGGAGGTGGGTATGCTGGAGTTTATGCTGGTGGTGGATTGAATGGTGGAGTTACAGGATATACAACTGAAAATTGTTCTGGCCTTTGGGTACATAATAACTTCTTTAGAGGAGGTTCTGAGGGACAAGTAGGTTTGTATATGAACGGAGTAAGATTTGGAGCCGTTGTTGAAAATAATATTTTCGAACGATGGACAGGTGCAGCAATAGAAATGGATGCTGGTAATGCTTCTAACGAGGCTTGTATTATCAAAAACAATCAATTTATTGCTGATAATGGTGGTTATGGAGTTAATATCTATGGAGAAGCTAATTCTTCACTAGGTTGTCAAATTGATCATAATGTTTTTGGTGATAGGGTTTCACACGCTTTCACTATGGCTATTATGAACAATACAGGTTCAACAGGTTGCACAGTAATAGCTGGAAACAACTTTGCCTGCGCTCATTGCCTCGATCTTACTACTGCTGATTGGGTTTCTGGTAATTCATTTGGATTTGCTGGAAGTGCAACAGAAGGTAGCAACTTGTTCATTACTGAAGCTGCTTCTGGTGCTGAAGCATAGTATATAATTTTCCTTGCAATTAGAATTGTTCTTTCATATGCGGTTTCTCAATTCATTCAATTTAAAAGTAAACCGCTTTAAATTAAAATTAATTTTAATACTAATATGCAATATAGATTAAAAAACATAACTGAAGATAATTTTGTTTTTGAAGGAGTAACAATTCTTGCTGAAGGTGAATCAGAAGAGTTATCTCCTGAAGTATATCAAAGGCTTTTATCTATTTATTATGGAACTACATTAATGCCTATTGATGATCCTTCGTATATGACTGTTCCTCCTGTAGAAGAAAAAGTAGAAGAGAAGGATGAGAAAGATGAGGAAGATAAGAAAGACGAGAAAGATGAAGAGAAAGAAAAATTACCACAATTTATTTGTGATGTATGTAAAAAAGAATTTAAGTCAAATCGGGCCCTTCTTGCGCATAAAAGATTCGCGCATAAAAAGGTCGGTAAATAAAATTAACTAAAAAAATTATGCTTTACGTTATAACTTATCCTAGTTGCACTGAGTTAGCAAAAGAATATACAGTAACTCCACTTCCTACAGTCGCTGAAACAGATGCCATCCTAATTAAGTCTGTTCCAATAGATAGTACTTCAGCCGCTGAGATTAGTGGTAATAGCCAGGGAACTCTCT